TTATGGTGACTACGACAGAGATGCCATTGAACGAGTCATGGCAAGGCAACGTAAATTGGTGGGTTCAGGGAAAACTCAATGTGGAGCATTCATGCTTCTAGATGATTGTATGTATGATTCCAAGTTCCTCAAGGACACGTGTATTCGACAATGTTTCATGAATGGGCGCCATTGGAAGATTTTCTTTATGCTAACGATGCAATATGTCATGGATCTCCCCCCAGCTCTTCGTGCAAATGTCGACTACGTGTTCATTCTCAGGGAAAATATCATTCAGAACAGGGAGAAATTGTACAAGTCATTCTTTGGTATTTTTCCCTCTTTCGATATGTTTTGTAAGGTTATGGATGCCTGTACAGAAAACTACGAGTGTCTCGTGTTAGATAATACGGTAAAATCTAACAAGATACAGGATTGTGTCTTCTGGTATAAGGCCACAGTCAGGAAGAATTTCAGGGTTGGGGGTCCAGATCTATGGAGACTTCATAAGAAGATGTACAACCCAAAACATCTTGAACAGAAAGAGGATGACGCTAAGAAAGCGACGAGGAAGACGAACCTCAAGATCACAAAGACGCGTTGAGTTTTGAATTCAAAAATAGTAGGACTATAATAGATGGCTTCAGACCAAGTACACACTATGAATCTTTCCGATGATGGAGAGGGAATGGTTCCTCTGCATGATAACCCTTCCACGTCTTTTAAACATGAAAAAAATGTGGGACAAAGTAAAGAGACGATGGATTCTACTCCCATTAACGATATTATGATGGAACCCCCTATGATGACTGATGAGCCCCGCATGCAGGGTGTGATGCCCCAGATGACCGCTCCTCAACCCCAGGGCGCTTACCCAGTTCCCCAAGCTCCTTCCGAGCCCGAGAAGAAGAACCCCCTGAATCTCACAGATGATCAGCTCACCGCCCTCGTCGTCGCTGCCTGCACCGCTGCCGCTGTGAGCAAGCCTGTCCAGGACCGTCTTGCGACCTCTATCCCCAAGTTCCTTAACGAACAAGGGGGTAGAAGTATGGTTGGTCTCGCCACTACAGGTGTTGTAGCGGCTGTGGTCTTTTACATCGTGAAGGACTACATTGTCAAGCATTAAACGGTCGTTTCCCAACCCATATTACTATAAATCGAGGTATCAATACCCGCGAAATACGTCGCGAGGGCTCCCGCTGCGAATGTCCCTGCCAACAAGCCACTCAATTTAAGTTTCTTGTTGTTAGAAGCATCGGGATTGGTCATCGCATCCTTGGTCTCACTTGAAATCTGGTTGATCAGGAAGGTCAATACGAGGGCGATGAGGGTCGATGTCAAGAAAAACACACGATCCACCGCGAGACGGGGGATATTTCCAATGGCGAAGCGAAGAACGTTCGGTATGACGACTGTCATCCACAAGAGATTGACATAATAGTTGCTGACATATTGAGGAACGAGTGTCACCCCATAAATGAGTATCCAGTAGGCGATGGCCATCATCAACACACTCACAGGTGTTTTCATTTAAAGTACACCGAGATTATTTATCCTGGATGTGCTGACCACAAAACTCCTTACGTTCTGGGATCTGTTCATATATTCCTAGCTCGACACACATGTCACGAAGTTCTATATAGTTTTGCCAAAACTTATCTGAATGGGAATACTCTTTGACAGTGCAATGAGCCAGTTCATGAATGAGAACGTGGAAGATGTCGTTGACACTCCCATCTAGGCACACAACAATCTCCGCACCTTTGTTTGTGTTGTATCCTACACTCTCCTTCATTCGTTGCATACCAGTGATAGGTACTGCTGTCGTGAGCATCGCATACTTTTCATTTTTGGTTTCATTGAGGTGATCACGAAGTTTCTTATATCTTTGTTTTACTTCCATCAGCACCTGGGGCTCTCGTGTCAACTTTAGAATAAAAAGATTAATGACAATAAGTAAAGCTAGAGCTATCATCTGTTATAGACAAAGATAAATTTACTATACAATTCTGAGATGGGATTTCCTGAGAGTCCCTCCCAAAGTTGTAATCTAAATCCTATGTCTTCCAAACCAGTGACTAGGTGATCTTTGTATGCCACTGGTTCCGACTTCGGTCCTTCTGCATAGTATGGTGTATCAGCCAAGTGTACAAACAATTTTTCACCAAAACCACCATTACCATGTTCCTTCATTTTGAAAAAGTTACCCATGTCATCCTGGTAGGGTGTTTTGAAGATGATTTTTTCTGAATCTGGAATGATCCCTATGAGAAGACCACCAGGTTTCATACGCTTTTTGATTTCCTTGATTGAACTCGTGAACAACCCCTTCGACCCAAAAATATAATGAAGTGAAAAGTTGAAACATACGACGTCAAATTTTCTATTTGGACAGTTATGGATATCACCCTCATAAAAATTGACCCGCATATGCATATTTTTAGCACGTGACCTCGCCTCTTCAAGCGCAGCAGGTTCGGGATCACACATGTTTATGTTGGCTCCGCATTTGTGCCATTTTTGAAGATCTCCACCAAAACCACAACCAACATCAAGAATATGAGCCCCATTATTCGTAACTGATTGTATCAGATCCCTCTTGGCATCATTATGATTCTTTCGAATCTCTTCCATGGTTAGATGTAGATTATCGTTTTTAATAGTCTTACTTAGGAAGCTTAAAGTTTTAATGCGTTGGGTAGATATAATGTCTCTCGAAACCGACTACACTACCGTCCCTGGTCAGATTTTTGCCTGCATCTCGATCGTCGGACCTGAGTGTCCCCAGAAAACAGACAAATTTGGTATCAAGCTCCGTGGTGCGTTCGCCACCCGTGATGAAGCGGCGAATCACGCGAAGCGTCTTCAGAAGGAGGATGCTACATTCGATATCTATGTCGTGGACATGTACAAGTGGCTTCTGATTCCCCCCGACCCAACGAAAATCGAGGATGTTCATTACACTAATGAGAAGCTCGAGGAGATCATGACCGGATATAGGGAGAACCAGTCGCAGGCGGCTCGCATGTTCAATGAGCGTAAACAGGCTATGATGAACCAGGTTACTCCCGGTGATGAAAACTCTAAGTTTTACACAAAGCCAGACGAAGCTCCCATCTCTCACCCTGCTGAGGTACTTGAGCGTCTCAAGAAGGAGAAGCCAGATGCGAATATGGAGGATCTGGTCAAGGAGGCTGATGCCATCGTCGCAAAGGAGATGGAGGAGCGTCAGAAGAAGCGTGAAGAGGATGCGAAGCTTGGGGAGATCAAGGAGGAGGAGGAGGAAGAGGAGAGAGTGTAAATAATATTAATATATACTAAACAGAATGTTTAGAATTATCATAACAGCTATTCTAGTTGGTGCCTTCTTTATTTTGTTTTTTAGACCAAGTTACAATTTAAAAAACAAAACAGTTATAGAGCCTGAAGCTTCGACGACTGCTGGGTTCGTTGAAGATACGGATGACGCGTTTATCAATCCTAGATTCCCAACACAGCTTATAAAGATGGGGGATGATGGTAAGATTAAACCAATTTACGGAGATATAGGATCATTCGTTGCATACTCAGGTGTACCTGAGAATCACTGGCTGCATGGTTTTCCCCATAAAAAAGCCTAAAAGGAACACTACGAATGCGACGATCCATGTCGATTTTTCAATCGTGGAGAAGAAATCCGTCTTCTCGGGTGGTGGTGGTGGTGGAGAGAAGGTTTGTGGCACCTGCATATTATAGTCATTGTAATACTGTCGCTGATCCTCCTGGACAACCTCTTCAGTATTTTCGTTATTTAAAGGATCTATAACCGGATCGTACTCAATGGGGTTCCCAATATCAGTTTCCATTTTCTAATTTTAGTAGTGTTTTTTTTAAGCATCTTCTGACTCACTTTCATCATCTACGACGAAGTCCTTGAGATTACCGTTTTCATCCATCTCGTCTTCGTCGTCGTCTTCATCTGAGGTAAGATCCTCTTCATCCTCTGTATCGAGATCGGAATCAAAGTCTGTATCATGGTCATCAGCAGCGTAATCATCTACAAGTTCGGATTCAGTAGGCTGAAACAATTCAGGCTTCTTTATCAGGCGTCCTGTACGTGTCTTGTACATTTTGAGTATATAGAGAAATTACTGTTTAAGTACCTTTACTATGTCCGTGTTTAAGACGTGTGTTCTAGATAAGTTTTTTTTACATTTTGGACACTTTTGTCGAATATCCTTCCCCTTGATGATGTACGACATTGAAACACCTTCGTGTACACCCTTAATCGATTCACAGTATGTGGATGTCGTCAGAACTATGAATTGTGTGTTACTCTTTTCAATCTTAACCACGTGTGTTCCTTCAGGGGCTTTCATATTCTGTGTTATGAACACTTCTAGGGGCTCCTTGATACTATTGTATTCAATTGGAGGTTTCTCGACACGCTTCTTAATCTCTGGACAGAACTTGAGTTGTTCCTTCTTGGGATAGAGCTTCTCGGTGATATTTGGTGTCAGTAAATGTCTACGCCCACAAAAGTCTTTACAGAAACCATCCCGGCGACCCCATAGTGTCTCGCAACGACAAAAACATTTCTGAATAATTTCATTTCCACTGATGATAAACCAAACATGATTAGATCCATGTTCACGCTTAAGGTTTTCACAATACTTTGAATTTGTTGAAACTAAGAAAGTTTGTTTATGTTTGAAGAGTTTAGTGATGTAAGAGTTCTGCTGACCTTCCAAGTGTCTTCGAACATACTCCTGTATGAGAAGTTTCGTCTCTTCATCATGGAGTTCATCTTTCGTTTGCTCTTTTGTGAATGTACCCTCCTTCACCACGACCGATGGTGGCTCTACATGCACCGTCTGGGGTACATCTGTTCGAACTGCGGACATCTTAAGAATATCCAAATTCGGTTTTTGATCAATCTGTATGATTGTACTCAGAGGTCCATCGACATATCGAAATACTGGGAGATATGCAACCTGATCAACTTTCCCCTTTTCACAATCTTTACACCCTCGACCACCACAAGCGTCGTGTTTGTCTCGTTTGTATGACCATGGCATTCTGAAACCACTTCCCTTTGTTTTCCGAATGGCACTTCCATAGACAGCTAGATCAATGATTTCATTCCAATCCGTAGAACTGTTTAAGACTGAAAGAGCTAGAAGAATATGATCTCGGAGAGCTAGAGCTGATGCTTGGTCAACTACAAAACTAGGCCAGTTCAAATGAACTCCCGACTTCACAAGATCTCCACTCGGTTTTGGTGGTGCGATTGATATGAGACACTCTTTCCCACCATATCTCTTCACTTTATCACAAATCACTTTGCAAATATTCTTAATCTCACCAATTTCAAGAGGTTTCACATCTTTGTAATCGATGTCCACGAAAAAGTTGTACGTATCGGTCTTCTGTTCAACGACATAAAGGTGTTCACCTCTGTTGACCGCCTCTATATACTTCTCGTAAAATGTATTCAATCTATCAAACGGCACAGACAGACAACCGCCGTCTAGGAGCACGTGTGATGGATTGGGGACTCTTTTCAAAAAGCCGTTTTGGTTACACCAGCTTTTAAACATACATGAAGTACGACTTTATTCTCTAAACCACCTCATCGTTGACACATCTCGATATTCCTGGGTTTGTGAGAGTTGTTTCTTAAAGGTGAGCAGTTCGTAGACTGTCATATCTTTATTCTGTTCTTTCCACTCTGATATCTCCTCTTCACAGAAACCACGGTTCTTTTCAAGAAGTTCTTCAATCTGCATTATAATGTAAGCCTTAGACTTCATTATTTAATAGAGAAGGTTTTTCTATTGTGAGAACTTATACACGCATAGAATTGTGGATTCTTGATTACGTTATCCACGATCAGTTTCCACCTCTTTCGTACATTGAACTCTTCAAGTGTGTCATAGCTCATGAAGTCATTCTCATCGAAGGTTTTCTTTATGGGTTGATTCATCAACTTCTTTAGATTCGTCTTATGCTTTTCCTCGTAAAACTTCTTCACCTGGGACTGTTGCTCACTCGATGAATAATCCACAAAGAATATAAAGACATTATATTCGAGGTCAACTGATGGACTCTCTTTGACTGTAAATTTAAATTCAGTGTATTCACCATTTTTCAGGGAAACCACACCTCTCGTCTCTTCTTCGAGTTCCCTTAGGGCACATCGAAGCGGGTTGAATATCTCCCGGCGGCGACACCCACCTGTGACAAAAATCCAATCCTTAAAACGGCGATCTCTCACTGTGAGGAATTTTGGTTTCCCCGTGGCGAAACTAACCGGTACTGCGATAGCTTTGTACTTTTTCATTGCGCATTCGCAAGTTACTATAAGGGTATAAGTTTATTCCCCTTTCTTTTCTTCGATTTTTTCCAGATTGGGTTCAGTTTCATCTTCCTCACTTTCCTCGAGTGCAGATGTGTTCATGTGCTGAACGAGCTGCTCTGAAAATGTCCTGAACCCATTCATTTCCTCTTTTGTCTTGTTGAGTTCTTTGAATATGAAGATGATTCCAACAAGACATACAGCTGTCGCGATCATCATGATATTCTCGCGGTTCATCTGAATCATTTTATAAGTTACGTTCTAGTTTTCTTTTTAAGTAAGTGCACCCATTTTAGCTTTACCCGGTGTGGGACACTCGTAAGGTGTCTGTGCAAATTGAACGGCTTCGTAATGCGTGTTTTCACAGGACTTTTGTGTTGGTGGCGTGGGCTGACCAACAAACTTTTCGAGTGTCCTGGATTTAGGATCGTACGTCAATACAAAAACGATGGCGAGAAGGAAGACAACCTTCCAAAACATTGTTTACTAATTAGTTAGAATATAAAAGACCACCCATACCATTCTCGATACGGAGCACGTTGTAGTTCACAGCGTAAATATCCTTATCAGAGTTGACCTTGCTGTTGATGATGCGCGCCGAGTCGAGGCGCGAGAAGTTGAGCGAACCTGTGGGCTGGAGCTTACCCGCATCGAGACAGAAAGGGTAGAAGAAGAGCTTGGTGCCAGGGGTGCTGGTACCATGAGAAGTGTGGTAGTAGAGGGGCACGGTGGTAAAGTTGGGATCAGCGAACTTGTAGTCAGCCACATCTGTGCCGTTGATCTGAAGCTTGAGCTTGTTCTGGGGATCATTGATCATTCCGACCGCCGAAGCATCCGCCGCCGCCAGGTACTTGACAGGGTGGTTAAAGTTCATCTCTTGAATCTTGTTACCCGAGGAGATCGCCTTCTGGACCTGGGTCATGATCATGTTCTGGGG